GTGTATACCGCACCTTTATTAATACTAGGTAAATTATATGACGATGAAATAGGTAGTTTATACCAACCAGAATCCGAAATTGCAACAGACCCTGCAAACCCTCCTAACGCCTCACTAGACATTATTGATAAGTTTCCAATATCATCAGCAACACTACCATTTTTCAAATACCAACTTTCCCACGCAATTTGATAATATTGTGGTGCCGAAAAATAACTCAAAAACCCATTACCACTCGAATTTAATGATTGATTTTGAAGTGTGGGTTCTCTGGTTGTTGATATGTCTGATTTACAATCACATGATTGACATTCAGGATACGTTATCATTGGTAACCTTATAGTATAGTCTTTTTTCTCACAGTTAATATTTAATTCTCTACATATCCACCCAAACGGTCTTACTGACCATTTAAAAATCTTTATTTCTGCCTGACATATCGCACATATAAACCTAAAAACTAAATTATACAAAAATATTAATAAATGCGCAATTAAAATTATTGGTAATGTTATAACTTGTATAACAGTAAATAATATTGAAAAAACAAAAAATAATAAATCAAAATTTCTAAACCCATCATTAGCAGGGAACTTATTAACCGTTGATTCACAATCTTGACTATCAATTTCTTTAATGCCAATAAATCTACCTCTACCTCCTTTTTTGAATTCATCAATTAGCATTGATGGAGTGTAAACTCTATTAAAGTCAAACTGATAAAACGTATCTTCACAATTTATAATCTCATTCAATCTTTTATTTTTTTGAACATTACTAACAAATCCATCGGTATATCCTGTCCAACTTAAACCAAAATAGTAAGAACTATTAAGTTGTTTATATTCGTTAGTATTTTTATTATAAGTCGGATCAATAGGTGTGTTATAGTCCCAACCATATTCTTTAACATTTGGTAAAAGATAATGAGGTCTTCTTGTTTGTTCTGTTAATGTTGGTGGTTGTTGCCATTTAATTTTAAATCTATACTTACCTTTAGTTGGTATGCCAATATTTGGATCATTTGATAATACCTTTTCTCCAAATTCATTGGTAATGAAGTAATCTAAATTCATTGGTAATTCAGTTAACCACGTACCATCCCCATCAATTATATTACCTGATTGTTCTAATTGGAATTGTTCCAATACAGGGTTACCATCTTCATCTTGATCAATAGTTTGTCTTATCGCCAATATTTGTCCAGGCCCTGTCGATAACTCACATAAGTTACCCATATTATCACGAGGTCTACAATTTTTTCTAACTCTAAACGCATCAGACGTTGAAAAAACGGAACCCATAAATGTTGCTGTAGGTTGTATATCAACATTAGCCTCATCCCTCAAATCAAAATCAACTCTGTTAATCGCAATATCACACAATTCAGGATCACCCCAAAGCGGAGATACTTCCAAGTCTTTAACTATATTAATAATTTGAGGTAAAGAATTTAAATCATTTGAACTTCTAAATCTATTACCCGCAACTTGAGATTCACTAGCAAGACCCATTCTTATTAAGTCTTGTGGTGTTAAGGAGAATTCACCAATGTCAGATAAATCAACATCCATTACTAATGTGTGATTACCCTGAGGTACTCCCATTATCATATAATCACCACTATCGTTTGTCTTTACTGTAAATTTGTAATATTTGTCATATATTTCAATCGCAGTACTACCCGTTAATACATCTAATCTTGATGGTAATGTTCCTGTTGCTGCGTGAGTTGAATATGATCTTTCGTATGGAAGTAGATTATATCTATAACCATCTTCGTTTTTATCACTTGGTGATTTATAAGGATAGATACTAGAAATAATAGGGTTTGATTGATCAACAGATTCAATAGGTATGAAAATTGAAACTCTGGCATTTGGTAATCCAAACCCATTATTTGCTGTTACTCTACCAACAACAACACCATATTCCGCACAACTTTTTGTGTAAATGTCTTCTTGTTGGAGTTTTAACGATAAAATTTCTAAAAATTCAAACTCTTGGTCGAGTTGGATGTTTATTGTTTTATTTATCCCTAGTTCTGTTCTTATTCTATATGATTGACCCATTAGGTTACTTTAAAATATAAATAGTTTATGCGTAATTTTTTAAGTCATTCGCAATACTAAATAATAAACTAAAGAAAAATAAAATAAACTCGTTATGAGAAAGTTACAGATTGGAAATTCTTAACTGAAACTCTGATATCTTTGTTTGGATATCTAATTTGGTAAACTTGAGATGGTTGTGCAAATATCGTATCATCAACAGGTAATATTGTTTTTGTCTCTTCATTTGAATAGGTCATTGAAGTTTCCGCAGATGAATATTGTCCCCCAACCTCATTAAAAATATCAATGTTCGCAACCGTTAATACACCATTTGTATTTTGTACCAAACTTCTAATTTCAGACAAATAAACATTTTGTCCTAATTGTCTTATTTGAGGGTTAAAATATGCTGATATTTTATCAACAACACTTGAAATTACTTGTCCTGAATTTTGGGCTGAATCTAATACGATTGAAACATCCACACTTAAGTCAATAACCTCGGCACTAAAAATGGATATATAATCATTCATCATTCTATAATTTGATAAATAATTGGCGATATTTTGTCTTAAGGTATTTGAAACAATATTAGTAAGCTTACCTGAAGTGTCATACGATAGTATTTGAATTAATATTTTATTATCGTTTTCGGTAATAGATACCTTAGCCGGTGCTCCAAATTGGGATGGCATATTTCTAATTATTGATTCATAGTCCTGAACAGTAACCGCTCTTTTCTGAGCCGCAAAGTTAAATGATACATAATTTCTTATCTCTTCAAGTGATGGAATACCTGCTCCACCAACTGCAGCTGTTACATTAACACACCTTAAAGAATTAACTACAGATGAGTTTGTAGTCTCAGATGGACCATTCACAAAGAAGGATACGGTACCAATTGAATTGATTACATTTGTACCAAGATTTGTCGCCAAACCTCCACCAACTCTGTATTGAATAAATAAGGTTGAGTTGGGTGTTAACGCAGATCCTAATGAAAGGTTATTACTATATCTTTGTAAATCGATAGTAGTCCCTAAAGTTGTAAATTGATTTAATTGGTCTTGTGCCGTGTTTGTACCACCACCAAATGTCATTTTTTTAAATCCTTCGGGTGTGTATTCAGTGATAAATCTATTTTGAGTTTGGATGTACCTACCAACTTTAATACCAGGTTGATCGGATACTTTTGTCGGGTCTTCAACAAACACCCTATCTTCGGCTAATGCATCAACTTCATACCATCTATTCTCTAATCCTAAAAACTCCGCAGTTGTTGGAATATTTGTATAGTTAGTACCATTTTTTAATAATACACTTGTAATACCCAAAACGTTCTTTTCAGGTAAAAATAACTCAAAAAATGGTTTAACATCATTAGCATTAATTACTTTTTTAAAAACCTTTGTAATACCATTAACAACAATTTCTCTTTTTGTAATTGTATAGTTAATTAGTACATTATTAGAATTAAAATTTGGAATTTTTAACCTATTCGGAAAACCTTGAGCATTGTATGGCGAAGCAAAATCAATATCGTAAACATTCTCAAATACAATACCGGCACCAATAACTTGAGAACCTCTTGACAAGGTTCCAAGATACCTTTCATCTTCCTTATCACCAAATGCTGGAACTGTTATTGAAAAATCAACTAAAGATACTGATGGTCTTTGACCCGGCAATTTTAACCCATATGTTCTGGCAATATTATAAATTGATGATCTTTGTTGAGCATATTGTAAAACAGTCTCTTGTATACTTCTATCTATATTGTAGTGTAAATTATCCGCAATAGCGGCATTTAAATCTATAAAAACAGAGAATACTGAAGCATCATTAAAATCCTGAATTAAGTCAGGATAGTAAGTTTTTGTGTAGTTTAATAATTCAGTCCTTATAGATTGATAATCCCTACTAGTATATGATATTCTATTATTTGCCATTTTAATTAAATATTGATAATTACAAAATCACTCTGACCAAATGTTGATCCGTTAGTTGAGTAATCTATTCTTATTTTTGCAGTGTATTCTGAAGTTCCTTTACCAGGAAATCTATAAATTGATGATTCACTTGTTCCAACAGTATTTTGACCTGTGGCAATATCAACCTCTTCTTGTGGATCGGCAGGTGTTATAGTCAAACTATTGACTAATAAATTTGGCATAAAGTTTTCAATAGCATCTCTAATATCGGACTCTATAGCGTTGAAGGTTAATCCATCAAATGGTTCAAAAAGAAATTCATATAATCTTGTTCCAAATTGAGGTAAAAAATATCTAGATCCCTTTCTAGTTAATAACAAGTGAATTAAATCTGC